ACACCTCCTACACTGTATCGCTGTAACTCGTTAAGCACACGGCGATAATCAGGAAAGTGCTTCATCAACAATTCAGCAAGGACTTTATCATTGTATTGTACATTCTCAGCTTGTAAAATCTCAATCATGCGTTTATGAAATTTACCAGCCATCCTTTGCTTCTGACCATTCTCTAGTTTAAACTCAATGACTGTAGTTCGACTATGCAGAGGAGCAATGATACGATTCTTAAAGTTACATGTAAAAATGAACCTACAGTTTTTTGAGAACTCCTCAATAAAAGCTCTCAATGCAGGTTGCGTAGAGTTAGGGTTTAGATAGTCTGCCTCATCAAGTATAACCACCTTAGGCTTACCTTCAAAACTGACAGTGCTTGCAAAGCTCTTAATCTTTGTTCGCAACACATCAATGCCTGACTCCTCAGATCCGTTAATGACAATGTAATCACATTCTAACTCATTGCATAAGGCACGGGCGACCGTAGTCTTACCCGTGCCAGCAGTGCCGCATAACAGCATGTTAGGAATTTCACCTGCTTCAACAAACTGACGGAAAACCGTAAGTGTCTCATCAGGTAGGATACATTCATTAAGAGTTTTAGGGCGATACTTTTCTACCCACAAGAACTCTTTGTTTTCCATAATTCACCTCAATCATAATATATTTAATAGTGAGAGTTTAACTCATTTTTGCTTTAGAGTCAACCCCATCTTGCAAGTTTAGGGTAAGTTGTCTGCCTCGAGGTTGCCCACTTTCATCAAACAGTTTGCCCTGTAGGTATGCAAGGATGTTTTGCGGTGAGGAAATACCATAAGGATCATCATCGGCATTAGCCATCATACCAGGTTCAATAAAAGATTTCTCAATCTCCATATTGTTTACAACCAAAGCATAACGCCAAGACCTAACACCAAACCCCAAGTTGTCTTTAAGAACATCCATACCCATATAGGTAGTAAAGATTGCAGACCCATCTGGGATAACCTTTACATTTTGTAGTCCTTGATCTTGTGCCCACTTATTCATAACAAAAGAATCATTTACTGACATACAATAAATTTCATCAATGCCCTCTGCCTGAAACTCTGTAAAAAGTTTTTCAAAGTCAGGTAGTTGAAAAGTAGAACAGGTTGGTGTAAATGCGCCCGGCAGTGAAAACAGAATGCACCGTTTACCGCCGAACAAATCTTGTGTAGTCACATCATCCCAACGATAAGGATTGTCGCCGCCGATGCTCTCATCACGAACACGGGTTTTGAAAATTACATTGGGAATTTTAAAAGGGAATCCTGGCATCGCATACTCCTTAAATTACAGAGCTAGGTTCTAGTGCAAGCCAATACTGAAGGTCAGTGGCTTTGTTTTTAAGATGCATAAACTTCTTCTGGCTCAAAGTAATTTCATACTCGCCTGGAATGACTTTAAAGTTTTCAATTGCCAAGCGGCAGTCAAAGTCTGTAGCATCTGTTTCACCGATAACATGTCGGAAACTATTGCTACGGGGAGTTGCAGGGTCACCAACTGATAGTGTCACTGTACCGTCTTTAGCAACAACACTAAGCATAGGCGCCGCCGTGATAGCCGCCGCCTTCATAATCATTGCAACCTCTGAAGATGAAAGATTGAAAGTAAAATGATTGTCTACTTCAATTGTCTTATCGGGCGCGGCGACAATAATGCTAGGATCTGCATAGTAATATTCAAACTTACTACGGTCTTTACTAATAGTAATGCTCTCATCACCAAACTCTACATCTGTATCTTCCATCAGAGTGAGTAGGGCAAGCAAACTATTTAGATCGTAAATTGCAAACTCTTTATCAAAGGTTTCTTTAACAGTAGTTCGAGAAAAAATATTCTTGCCCGTAGAAATAGTTGCTAGTGTGCTACCTTCTCGGACAAGAATATTTGTATTAATGCTGGCATAATTTTTAAGTACATCCAGCGTATCTTTTGAGATTTTCATCATATAAACTCCACAGTTTCATTAGTTAATAATCATAATATAATATAAAAGACTAGGAAAGTCAACCTACGAGGTGACCAAACTAGCTAGGATAATCTTCCGCATTACCTGCCCAATAGGTTACAGGGTTATCTGAATCATCGTTTCGGGCGTTTAGTTTTGCGTCCAGTTCGGTGTCTAGTGTATCCGCCCACCATGCATCTCTATCTGCGGTTGTAGGAAATTCAAGAGTAAGTTCTTTGCTTAGTCCGTCCTCACTTATAATAAAAGACATCTCGCAATTGTGATCACCATTTTGTGCCGCCTGTACTGTCGCTAATGCGTAGGCTTCCGTATCCGAAGATTGTTCAGCAGGCCATTGGTCACTAATACTCTCTCGGGTAACAACAATTTTTATATCTGGCATTATTTTATTCCTTACAACATTTAAATAGTTAATTATTTATAAAAGATGGGACGGCGGTGTCATAGTGAGGAGAGAGAGTTAGAGTCACACCGCCGCCCCAAACCGTTTACTTGCCGTGAACTCTATCGTGTTCATACAAAGCAAGAAATCCATAGTGAATAGTCTTCACAATATCCTTACGCCATTCATCTGGGGTATCACCCTTTTTGCCGTAGCGGTCATTATACTTGTCGATATTGCCATGAAAGAATCCTTGACCATGACCCCTATCTATAATGATCTCAGCGGACTGAAGTCCGCCTTGACCATAGTGACCTTTGTAAGTAGAATCAATATACTTTTTAAATTCCTCAATCAACTCATCTTCACGGAACTTGTAAACTTTTTTACTCATTAGAATGATACTCCTTCTACTTCTTCTGGGCTCTCAACATCAGCCACTTCATCCTCAGTGCCTAGTACACCTGAATCAACCTTAGTGTATAGCTCTGTAAACGCAGACTTAGTATCTGCATCAAAGCGGTTAACACAAAGCTCAATAGCTTTCATGCGGTCATTGAACATTGCATATGCATTGACAATGTGTTCTAATCGACGGGTACTGATGAGCTCTTCAATAGCACCCTCATAGAATGTCTTACGGATAATATCAGCCCAGGTGACTAGCTTCTCCGCAAAGTCCTCATCCAGCTTGCCTGCCTTCTGCATCTTGCCGAGAATAATCTTTTTCTCCTGCGCCTGAGATGGGTACTCCTGCTCAACTGTGATTGCAAACCGTTCTAGGAATGCCTCATCTAGAATTTGAGCACTCATGAACTTGCCATCATCTGAACCGCGGCCTTTTGTATTAGCCGTTGCAATGACATTGAATCCAGGAGCAGGAGTAACCATCTCGCCTGTCTTTTTATTAAAGTAAGCCTTACCCTCGAGGATGGCTTGTAGGCACATCAACTTGTTTGAACCGCGGTCCAACTCATCAAGGATAAGAACTGCGCCTCGCTTCATTGCGGTAAGTACTGGACCCTCACGGTAAACAACATTACCATCGACCAGTGTATTACCACCAATGAGGTCATCCTCGTCCGTCTCAATTGAGATGTTTACTCGGATAGCCTCACGCTTCAACTTAGCGCAAGTCTGTTCTACCATCGTAGTCTTGCCGTTACCTGACAAGCCTGAGATGAAAGTAGGATAAAACATTCGGGACTTGAGAATCTGGGTCAAGTCCTTACTGAAACCAAACGGCACATAAGTAGCATCAGCCACGGGGACAAGGTTGTCCACCTCGACCGCTAGTTTAGCCTGTGTCACTACCTTAGCCTCCTGAGGTTCAATTGTCATAACAGGAGTCTGGGGTTTAGCCTGCATAGGAACCACCACACCCTGCATGTTCAATGCATATTGGTTACGGGCAACCTTGTTCTCACGGAAGAACCAGTGAGGGAATTTAAGCCCTGCGTTCTTAGCCGCTTCAATAACCTCAATGCGAGTGAAGACACCCGTACCGTTGTCAATGTTACCCAGTGTATTTAAAAGTGTTTGACGATCTGACATAATATAACTCCTCACAAGTAAATGTCTAACTTTCTAACTATACATGTATTATGGACTCTTTTTACTCGGAAGTCAAGCACTTTATGACCAAAATACAAACTCTTTTCCTCAAATGAATCAAGGACTTAGGCTACCTTATCAATAAACCTATTCAGGAATACTCGGCTGGTAGTCTTATTTTTCTGAAACTTCTTGAATCCTCGAAGTACATCACTCTTGGAATCTGACTTAACGGTCAAGCCCTCATCGTCAACCTTGAGGTTGTTACCATTCTTAATGGCATACATCACATCAAACTCTTTGAAGTTCTCAAGCTCAAAGAATTTATTGGCAGTCCATTCTTTTTTGTACTTCTCCTCAAACTTGGAGTATTCATAGTCCGGTGCTGTAATGAACATGTCCATTAGGTCACGGCGTTTGAAACTACCAATGTGCAGGTTAATCAAATTACAATCTACTGTATTTTTAAGGTGTTTCAGTACCGCACGATACCACACATCACCCCCATACCGCGCCCAAAACAAGTCTCGGAATTTGTATTCCGTTGTAACTGCACCTTCAGTAATTGCAATAGAGCCAACCTTGCGTAAGGATTGTCCATCAGGGACTTCTAGTTCACCTGTTGCATCACCATCTGTGAGGAAAATTACATTCATCACCTCAACATTGTGTTTATTGCGGAACTCCTTAATAAGGTCACGGGCTACAAGAGTAGTCTCGGCAAGCGGTGTGCCTCCCAATCCTAGTTGGTCAGGCAAATGGTAACGCCCAATATATCGTTCATTTATACTTTCTGGTCCGCGGTGCCAACTTCTAGGAGCCATAGCCTTCGCCAATGTTAGCATTTTGCGGAATACTTTTTTATATGTTGCGGCGTCCAATGAGGAAGACATCAAGTGATTAATCTGAAGATCCTCTTTTACCATTGCAAGTTTACCTGGCTCAAATCCATTATTTGCAATGGCAAGAGACTCGCGATATGACTCGCCAGGTTTGCATATACCTTTAGAGCTAGTGGTGAATGAATAAACATCAAAAGGAATATTCACTTTTTTACAAAAACTAATCTGAATCAATGTCTGCTCAATAGTAGATTCTAAGTCCTGGTTCATTGAACCTGAAAAATCAATGAACATCATCATACCGTGGTTTTTGCCTTTAGGAACTACAGTGTTTGACAAGAACACATCCTCGGTCAACCGTGTCGCCCAGAGCTTATCTACATTTAGCTTACCTGTCTTGTTTTGACGAGCCTTGGCAAACTCACTAGCCTTACGCTTCATCTCAAACTGCTGGACAAGTGTATTAATGTAAGAAGCATTCTTGAGATTAAACTCGCTCCACGCTTCATCTGCAATTTCAGTCCAAGGAATATCTTCTTCTGAGTGGTATGTAGGCTTAAACACCCCCTCAAACTCTGTGTCCCATACATCTTTAATGGGCATCACGCACCGCTTGATATTCATTTTAGGAAACTTTGCATACAGGATATCGTCGGCGCCCTTATCTAAAAGGCGGTCCTCGCTTTCACGGAAATTTTGATCTGTAAATGACTGGGGTGTTTTGCTCTCACCTTGTTCTTGGGGAGCAGACTCGTCTTCCACTTCTTCTTTCTCATCTGTGTTTGACCGAGGAGCAGTGCCTGAGGAATCATTAGCTTCTTCCTGTTCTTCTTCATCCTCGTCCTCATCGTCATCACCTGCACCAGAGGACATATCATTATCTTCCTCGTCCTCATCGTCATACTCATCTGAGTATTGAAGGTCATCTAACATGTCCTGCATCTCAGGTTCTTCTTTCGAGTATTCAAACAGATCGTTGGCAATCGCCATAACATCTTCCCATGTTTCGGCAAGGTCAATACGATTAATATAGGACTGTTCCTCGGCAGTGAAATTAATACCCGCCATACTACCTATCTTATAATGTAGGTTAATGCGGTCAATTAGAGGGAGGGCATCAATATCTCGACCTTTAATGCCGAAGAAGTCATTGGCGTATAAGTTCTGATAACCTTTGTAAAAGTTACGAACTAGGCCTGGGAACTTGTCCTTAATCTTACGCTCAATACGAGCGTCCTCAATGACATTGAGAAACGACTTGAAGCCTTGACCCTTTTCGGATACCTCATCGTGCCAACCTTCTAGGGGGGTGTACAATGCATGACCTACCTCGTGACCGATAAGCATATCGTAAAGGTCATTGTCCATTGTCTTCCAAATGGGTAGGATGATCTTGCGAGATTTGAGGTCAAAAGCCGCGGTTGAGACCTTACGGTGCTCAACCGATATATTTTCTGCGGCTAGTAACTTTGCTAATGTGCTCTTCTGTGCAATTTCCATAATACTTACTCCTCACTATACCCATATTATGGACTCTTTTCACACGGAAGTCAAGCACTATTTTCGTTTTCTTGTACCTTTTTTAGGTGCTGTAGGTCCTTGTTCTTCAACAAGTTTTTTATTTTTTAGCCGTTCCAGCACATCTTCGGCTTCCATCCAGTAGTCTTTTCCGTCCAAAAGTGACGCCATTTCAGCATCTGTAAGGAATCCTCCATACACAGATTTGACTAGTTTCTCACCCCATGAAGCCTCAAGTTTGACCTGCGCTTGCATCTCACTGCTCTTACCATATGAGAATGAGGAGAAGGTATGAAACATGAATACCGAATGGTCCGAGATCTCACACTGGTCTCCACAGAGGAAAATCATTGTGGCTGCCGATGCAACCATACCCTCAGCAGAAGTAATGACCTTAGCCTCAGATTCATTGAGAGCTCTCATCATCTGAATTGTAGTAAATGCATCACCACCTTCAGAATTTAAATGAATGTATATAATATCCATTGGACCGGCGGCTCGCATAATACTAAACCATTCGGTATAATTTTCTGCCTCAGTAATTTCACCTGAGATATAGAAATGATGTACTTGCCCTAAAGGCTGGTTAACATATCCCTTTGTTGCTGTTGTATTATTGGATTCGCTCATAATATCTTGTTACCGCCTTTATTTTTTCAATTTGTTTGTCAATGATAGCCGTTCGATTAGGCCAATGAATCATATCCTTTTCAGGATTTTTCTTAAGGTTTAGCAAAAGCGGTAGGATTAAATCTTCAACATCACGCAATTTCTGTGCGACATCTTGTTCCACAAGAGAACGATGTTCATTAATCATACCTGAATTGTCCGAGGACAAAATTCTATTTTCTATGTCGTACAGTTTAGCCAGGATCTCATCTTTGAAATCGTCTGGTACAGTTGCTTGGATAGGTTGTTGAGGTTGTGTTTCTAAGTCATCACTATCAACAATAGTAAATCCAAAATCGAAATCGTCAGCCATTAAATACTCCTTGTTTGCGAGTGTTTTTTTCAACCTTTTTTCTCACCGCTTTAATAGCTCTATCTAATTTCAATTTGGACACCCGTTGTGTAAAGTTTTGTCCTAGCATATGGTCGTATTCATGTAGGAATACTCTTGCAGCCAGGTTAGTAAAAGTTTCAGTTACATTATTACCTGTAATATCCTGATAAGATGCAGTTACACTTGTAGGCCGTCTTACCATTAAATATACTCCCGGTATACTTAGACAGCCCTCTTTCATAACATCAGTTTCTTGACCCACATCAATAACTTCTGGATTAATAATATAACGAGTCAATCCTTCTGGTGTACCATCACCAAACACAAACACTCGCATATCCAAACCAACTTGGTTTGCAGATAATCCGATACCCTTCAATTCATGTTGCTTTTTAAATAGTGCTTCACACACTTCTTTAGCATCATGTTCCTCAAAGTTGAAAAACTTAGGAGGAGTTTTGAGCGCTTCATTACCAAAGTCAAGTAGTTCTAAATTATCTAAATCCATTTTATCTCATCACTGAATAATTTTGTTTCTTTTCAAACTTAATAACACTTCTAAACTTGTCAAAAAGTTGGTCACCCTTATGGGATATTACAAATACATTTGCATCATCACCAATAGTATTTAGTAGTGTCATAACATAGTCTGTGCCATTGTTATCTAAACTACTATCAAATACCTCATCAAGAATAAGCAAGTTTGTAGCCGCGCTATTCTTCATCTTAGCAATTGTACGCCAGGTAAATAACAGTGCTAAATCAATACGCTGTTTTTCACCTTCACTGAAACTAGCATATGAGAAGTTGTCTCTATGCCTAGACTTAATTGTTTCATTAAACTTCTCATCCAAATTAAACTGAACAAAGAAATCCATTGCCGCAAGGTATTTGTTTACTAACTTATTTATAGCAGGTAGGTACTGTTTAATGATACGAGTTTTAATACCGGTATCCTTGAGCAGTGCCGCACATGCAGTAAGATAATGTTGCTCTTCATTCTTTTCCGACTTTACTGTATTTTTTGCTGTTACTATTTTAGCCAGCTCTTTCAGTTTACTTTTTTCATCGTCAATGTTAGCAACATTGTTTTTTGCTTCACCCAACTCCGCGTATAGGCGTTGCAAAAACCTTTGATTAGAAATAATGTCATTATTAATACTCATTATTTCAGTATCTAATTTAGTGTATTCCTCGATTAAGCGATCCAACTCCGAGAACTCGGCATCCATTTGTGAGGATGCTTTTTCGATTTCTGAGATTTTATCCAACTTTTCCTGTTGTATCTCTTCCTTAAAGTCATGGGGTATATCCTGCTTACAGGTTGGACAATCATCGTGGTCCGCATAAAAGTCTAACTCTTTTCTAATTTTTGAGACTTGAGAGGTAAATTTGTCTCGGTATCCTTCAAGTTTTCTTCTTCTAGTTTCTGGAGAGCCAAGACCCTCCTTCTGTTTTGCGAGCTCATTTGTGTTCTTTTCATCTGTCTCAATCGTTGACTGTAGGACATTAATCTCTCCTTCGATTTCAGAAATTTTGTTTGCTTTATTTTCTTCTAGTGTATCTATATATTGTTTCTGCAAGGTTGCTTTTTGTTTAGCTACCTCAACCTCAGTTTCAATATCACGAATTGTTTCCTTCAATACATTTTGTTTATCTTTCAATACTGTATTCATAACAGTAAAGATTTGAATGTCTAGAATGTCCTCAATAATTTCTCTACGCTGACCTAAAGGAAGTTGCATAAAGGGGGTAAAAGATGCACTGCCGAGAATAACAATTTGTGTGAAAGACTTATAGTTTAATTTAAGAATTGCTTCCTCTAAATACTTCTGCGTATCTCTGACAGCCGCGTCCTGGTCAAGTTTAACATCATCACAATAAATTTCAAAAATACTAGGCTTGCTACCTCGGCGAACCATATAATTCTTTTTACCAATACTAAACTCTACCTCTACAACCAAATCTTTACCGTTGATAGAATTAATAAGTTGAGGCTTTGTAATATTGCGAAAGGGTTTGTTAAACAATCCATAACATAGTGCATCTAGGAATGTAGACTTACCTGCGCCATTGTCACCCACAACAAGTGTGCTAGGACTGCGAGTAAAGTCTATTTCCGAAAATGCATTGCCCGTAGAAAGAAAGTTCTTCCAGCGTAGTTTTTGAAAATTAATCATTATGCGTTCTGCGCTTCTACATAGAGAGATTGCAATGTGCTTTTCAAAGTATTTTTATCTAACTCTGTTTCGATGTTGTCAACATACTCATTAAGCAATGTAATTGTATCCTCAAGGTTTATGTTTTCTTCGCCGATTGCCTCATCTTCAAACTCTGAGAAATCCTCGATGATTTTTAGTTCGACTAAGTTGCAATTATACAAGTTATCAATGAACTTGTCAAACATCGAGAAGTCCGTTTTCTTAACAACAACAACCTTTACGCAACCAGCCGCAATACTAGTAAAGTCAAAAGAAGAAAGACTTGTTCTAAAAGAATCGTTTGTGTCGTCATAATAAAATTTGTGAAAGATGCTAAATGGGTTTTGAATAAACTCAAGTTCGTTTGTTTCTGTATCATAGATGTGAAATCCTCTAGGGTCATCATAATCGCTCCAAGTAATCTCATAAGGATTACCAAGGTAAGTAATATTACCACGGGAACTCCTATGATGAAAGTGACCGCTACATACCAAATCAAACTTGTTAAAGATATTAGCGTCCATTCCGTGGTCGTTCGCATGACCTTTGTACATTTGGAAACCAGCCAATTCATAGTGTCCAAAACATACCTTAGCGTCTGTTGCATCAATTGCCTCCATTGTTGTTTTATAATTATCTGAACAAATCCAAGGAGTAAATAATATGCTCCTACCCTCAAAGGTCAGTTCTGTAACCTCCGAATAAACAGTCACATTATCATAATCTTGCAAGAGTAGTTCTGGTGCATTTACATCATTTGTGTTTTTAAAGTATGTATCGTGATTACCTGTAATCATATGCATTTCAATATCTAGAGCCTGCGCCTTGTCAAAGAAATACTCTTTACATTTTTTTAAAGTGTTAAAGTTAATATACTTTCTGCGGTCAAAAATATCACCGAGATGCATTACAGTTTTAATCTGTCGTTTTTCCAACTCAGGAAAAAAACATTGCGAATAGAACTTCTCAAAGAAGTTATCGAAAGGAATTGAATCCGACCGAGCCCCGTAGTGTGTATCAGTAATTAAAGCGATTTTCAAATTTCAATTACCTCTGGTTCATAAATGCCTGAGTTTGCGCCATGTTCCCTACACTCAGCATAAACACAACGACATCTACCATCAGTCATTGTCTTGACTAACTCATCAGCAAACCAGAAAGCATGTTCGGCAAATTTCTCACACCCGACACCATTCATAACACGAACAACAGCCAAGCCCTTTTCTTCTAACTCTAGAAAATCTTTGAGATTAACATCATCTTTATCCACAGCCAATGTGTGGTCAAACATTTTCTCTAGCCAATTTTTGAGATCCTTAAGACCGCCAAAGTCTACTACCCAGTTTTTATCATCTAGGTTTCTAGCGGCAAATTTAAAACTGAAAGCGAGACTGTAACCATGAATAAGACTACAGTGTGAATGACTAGCTAGGGGTTGTCTAAACGCACAAGATAAGCCGCGTTCGTGTCCATAAGTCTTTGTTGAATAATACATTACATCACCTCTTTAATTTTTTCTACTAGACTTTCAGCAGAAAAATAATCACATTCTAAAAATTCTCTATTTGTATTTATTACACTTTGTACAGCATCTGTACTATAATTACTCATTAAATTACGAATACGGCTAATAAGTTTTTCCTTGTGTTTCATGTAACTATCCATACTCTCAGTCCATTCACTGTCATACTTAAACTCTGAATAGTACATCTCAGTATATGATAATCTATCTGGGACTAATGGAATTGCATTTGCACATAAAGCCTCGAAACAACCAATGCCCAATGTTTCCTGCGTGTTAGCAGAGAATACCATTTTTGCCTTACCAAGTAATGCATGATATTCTTTCTTAGACAGATTCATTTTTTGACAAAAGATAAATTGATATTCAGGTAGTTCGTTTGCTAAGTCCTCAAAAATCTCTGGTTGTTTTTCAGGTGCAATACGATGTGGGAACAAAATTATATCATCTTTATTTGTTCCTACTTTATCGCAAGAGATCTCATTGTGCAGATAATCCATAGGCCAACCAGTTTTTGAGATTTTACCTTTTGCAGTATCCATATAACGAATACGCCCAGTTCTTTTATCTGTATCAAGCATTTCCTCTATAAACAAATCAATGTGAAAGTCAGAAGCAAACCAATTATAATCATAACATTCAAACATACTTTTTTCAGCATGTCTTACCCATCCAGCATTGCCTATCAATCGACCAAGAAAATCTTGAGAGTCATAACTACCTGCATGCCAAAGACCATGAATTTTAATCTTAATGCCTAATAGTTCTGCCATATATTTAAGATTAATTACACCAGGGTGCCATGCATCCGCAAATACAAACTGGTCACCATCTTTAATATCATTAGATGTAAAGAGGTTGGCAATTCTTTTTACTTGCTCTGCTTTATATACATTTGTACCTGAGAAGTTAAGAAACGCACCTGGTGTAGTACATGCGGCAATATCAGCAGGACCTTCAATGACTTTCACATCAAGACCATGCCACTTAAAAAGCGCAGGAAATTCTGTTTTCCATTGTGATGTGTAACGAGACTCTACATACTCAAGATCAACTAAGTAAATCATCCTTCATTCTCCAAGTCCCAAATACAACGAACTTCAACCTTATCCTCGGTTTTAAAGAATTTAATAAAGCTCGTTGTAAACAATTCCACCATTCTCATCATCCTCATATACCTCAACTTTACACCCACGATTAGGATAGTTTACTTCTACATAATCTAACAAATCGTTTGCAAGCATCTCACATGATTTATGGTTTGCTTGCATTGTACCATCCTCAAATAAATTTTCAAGTTCACGCTTAAACAGAATAAACTCTACATCCCTATCATCATGGAATACTTCTAGTGTAACATAAAAATGAAACATGTGTCGATGTGGGTATTGTAAAAACTCTACACCCTTTAAATCTTTAGCCGCGGGATACTGATGTATACCCTCTTTTTGAAAGCTAACTTTAATTAAGTTTTTTCTCATCCAAATAATCCTTCCAATGTTGCAGGTGCCTGACTCTTAACAGCCATCGACTTCATGCTACCCCCTAAGTATTGGTCGCTTTCCCATCGCTTAAAATCCTCGACTGTCTTTACATTATACAGGTTTCTGAATTGATGTTCAAGTTTCAGTTTGCCCGTAAAGCGTAAAATTTCTTCTGGGTCATTCATCAATTGGTCAACCCGATGCATAAAATTACGAATACTAGACAACACAAACAAGTATCTTACTCTAAGCCACATGTGAAAATCCCCACCAGACTCTTTCCATTTTTCTGAACCTGAGTTTAGAATAGTATAAAAGTCCTTTATGCTACACCCTACTGGCTCAGTC